TGAGCATGGTAATAAGGCAGTTCGTATGGCACATCTTGCCACTGTTGGTTCGCATCATGTTAATGGTGTTGCAGCACTACATTCTGAATTAGTTAAAACACAATTGATGCCAGAGTTTTATGATTTGTGGCCTCATAAGTTCACTAATGTTACTAATGGTGTGACTCCTAGAAGATGGATTGCATCTTCAAATCCAGCACTTACTGAGGTACTTGATGAATATGTCGGTGATGATTGGATTACTAACATGGATTCTTTGAAAAAGTTGGAAGAGAAGCAATATGATCCTGAATTATTAGAGAAGGTTGCATCTACTAAAATTATAGGTAAACATAATTTAGCAACTTATATTTTTGATAATCTTGGTATTGCTGTAGATCCTAATAGTATATTTGATGTACAAGTAAAGAGGATTCATGAATATAAGAGGCAACATCTTCTTGCTTTATGGATTGTTTCTCAGTATTTGAGAATTAAAAATGGTGTTGATGTAGTACCTAGAACTGTAATCTTTGGTGGTAAGGCAGCACCAGGATACTATATGGCAAAATTAATCATAGAATTTATTTGTAATATTGCAGAGGTAGTAAACACGGATCCTGATATGGATGGTAAGTTAAGAGTAATTTTCTTACCAAACTATAGTGTTAAGTTGGGAGAACTTGTATATCCTGCTGCTGATTTATCAGAACAAATATCTACTGCAGGTAAGGAAGCATCTGGTACAGGAAACATGAAGTTCCAGATGAATGGTGCTCTTACAATAGGAACTCTGGATGGTGCTAATGTAGAGATACGTGAGCTTGTGGGAGAAGAGAACTTCTTCCTTTTTGGACATGATGAAAAAGGTATCGCAGAATTATGGCAGAATGGTTATGATCCTAAACATCATATGAGTGCAGAACTTTGGGAAGTTATTAATCTTATTAAGGGAGGACATTTCAGTCAGGGTGATAAAGAAAAGTTTGAACCTTTATTGGATAATCTTTTAAATCATGATCCTTTCTGTGTCTTTGCAGATTTTTCTGATTACTTAGATGCTCAAGATAGAGTAAGTAGAGCATGGGTAAATCGTGATGCATGGAATCGTATGTCGGTTATCAACACTGCACGTTCGGGATTCTTCTCTTCTGATAGATCAATTAGGGATTACTGTACAAAAATTTGGGGTATTCCTCACTGACATTTTTGAGTGTTTGTGGTTAAATAATAGTGTCGCCTTCGGGGACAACAAAACCAAACTCGCTCATAGGAGGAGCTACAATCATGGGAAACATACAAAGGTATCGTTCTGCGGATCTTCCACAATTGATGGATAGAATTTCAAAGAACAGCATAGGATTAGACAATTTCTTTGAATCATTTTTCGATTCAGATGTTACTACAAATTATCCACCATACAATTTGATTCATGTAAACAATGTTGAGTCCAGACTAGAAATTGCACTAGCAGGATTTAAAAAGAAAGAAGTTAAAGTTTACACTGAATATGGTAAGTTGTATGTAACAGCTGAAAAACCAGAAAAAGAAGATAGTGATTCATACGTCCATAAAGGACTAGCACATAGATCATTCAAGAGAGCATGGACAATCTCAGAAGATTGTGAAGTTAGAAATGTTACTTTTGAAGATGGTTTACTTACAGTTGAACTAGGAAAGATAGTTCCTGAACATCATAGTAGAAAAGATTGGTTCTAGGAGGTGTATCATGAAACTCACTACTCCATTCAGCGTAATTAAAAACGCTATTAGTGACATCCAGAGGATGCACGATTTTAACTACAATCTTCCTAAAGAAGAATATTGGGAAGAAGAGTGTAGAAATCACCCAACCAATTCACACTGTTTAGTCTATTGTGATTAATTTCTAAATATCAAAGGGGTTTTCAAACCCCTTTTTTTATGTTATAATTCAAAGAGGAAATGTTTTATCATGTCGATTAAATTAGCGGTACTTAAATCTGGTGAGCAAGTCATTGCTGATGCTAAAGAATTAGTATCGGAGGAAAAGGTTCGTGGTTATCTATTCACAAGACCACATAAAGTTATTTCTACACAACCGTTACTTTTAACTGAAGAACAACAAGATGATAATAGTGTAGAGGTTACTCTATCACCTTGGATTATATTATCTGCAGATAAAGAAGTTGTTGTTCCTACAGATTGGGTTGTGACTGTTGTGGAACCATTAGAATCAGTAGTAAAAATGTATGAGGAGAAGGTAAATGGACAAAGTAGTTAAATGTGTTTTAATTGACACTGATAATGTTCTTATCACTGAAATTGTAGAAATGGATGCCGAAATAGGTGATCCTAATTGTAAGTTGATTAATCCATTGTTATTTAATAGTTTGGATGACATGAAACCTTGGAAAGGTGATGTTACAAATCAAACTGAATTTATGATTCGTGCTGAAGATATCTTGACAATTGCAGATCCTACTGGTACAGTTATAGACAAATACATTGAATTAACTTCGTAATGAGATTTTATACTAACGTCCAGATGGTTGGAGACAACTTCTTGGTTCGTGGTGTTGAGAATGGGAAACACTTTGCAACTCGTGAGAAGTTTTATCCAACCCTTTTTGTTCCTTCCAAAAATAGAACGAAATATAAAACATTAGAAGGGGAATATGTTGAGTCAATTGAACCTGGTTCTGTCAGGGATTGTAGGGAGTTTATAAAGAAGTATGATGGTGTAGAGAACTTTAAAATCTATGGTAATGATAGGTACATCTATCAGTATATTTCTGAGAAGTATCCTTCTGAAGAGATTAAGTTTGACACAAACCAGATAAAGATAACCACAATTGACATAGAGGTTAAATCAGAGAATGGATTCCCTGATGTAGAATCTGCTGCAGAAGAAATACTTCTTATTACTTTACAGGATTATAATACAAAAGAAATTCTTACATGGGGTTTAGGACAATTTAACAATAAACAAAAGAATGTAAAGTATAAAGCATTCAGAACTGAGTATGAACTCTTGACTGATTTTATTAATTGGTGGATGATTGAGGATAATACTCCAGAAGTTATTACTGGATGGAATAGTGAGTTGTATGATATTCCATATCTTTGTCGTCGTCTTGAAAGAATCTTAGGTGAGAAATTGATGCGGAGGATGTCACCTTGGGGATTGGTGACAGAGAAAGAAGTTTATATTGCTGGACGTAAGAACATTGCATATGATGTTGGTGGTGTTACTCAGTTAGATTATCTTAATCTCTATAAGAAGTTTACTTATAAGGCACAAGAATCATATCGTTTGGACTATATTGCTAGTGTAGAACTTGGGCAAAAGAAACTCGATCACTCTGAGTTTGATACATTTAAGGACTTCTACACAAAGGGTTGGCAAAAGTTTGTAGAGTATAATATAATTGACGTTGAACTTGTTGACCGTATGGAAGACAAGATGAAACTCATCGAACTTGCCATTACGATGGCATATGATGCTAAGGTAAATTATGCTGATGTATTCTATCAAGTTCGTATGTGGGACACCATAATTTATAATTATTTAAAGAAGAAGAACATTGTTATTCCTCCAAAAGAAAGATCCGATAAGGACGCAAAATACGCAGGTGCTTATGTCAAGGAACCGATTCCAGGAAAGTATGATTGGGTGGTTAGTTTTGACCTCAATAGTCTGTATCCTCACCTTATCATGCAGTATAATATTTCGCCCGAAACCCTCATTGAACAACGGCATCCATCCGTTACAGTTGATAGACTCCTCCAAGAGCAGGAGGTAATTGGAGGTGACTATGCTGTGTGTGCAAATGGAGCACAGTATAGAAAAGATGTTCGTGGTTTTCTTCCAGAGATAATGGAGAAGATTTATAAGGACAGGACAATCTACAAGAAGAAGATGCTTGCAGCAAAGCAGGAATATGAAAAGAAAAAAACAAAGACACTTGAAAAAGAAATCGCAAGATGTAACAACATTCAAATGGCGAGGAAGATTCAACTTAACTCTGCTTATGGTGCTATTGGCAATCAGTATTTTCGATATTACAAATTGGCTAACGCTGAAGCCATTACCTTAAGTGGACAAGTTTCTATCCGTTGGATAGAAAATAAGATGAATGCTCACATTAATAAAATTTTAAAAACTGAAGGAGAGGATTATGTTATTGCTTCTGATACCGATTCCATTTATCTTAATTTGGGTCCTCTGGTTGAGGCTGTATACAAGGGCAGAGAGAAAAGCAATGAAGGCATTGTCTCGTTCCTTAATAAGGTGTGTGAAATGGAATTCGAGCCTTATATTGAGAATTCTTATGAAGAATTGGCATCCTACGTAAATGCTTATGATCAGAAGATGTTCATGAAACGTGAGAACATTGCTGAACGTGGTATATGGACTGCCAAGAAAAGATATATTTTGAATGTATGGGATAGTGAGGGTGTTCGATATGAAGAACCTAAACTCAAGATGATGGGTATTGAGGCAGTTAAATCCTCTACACCTGCACCTTGTCGTACTATGATTAAAGATGCACTTAAACTTATGATGAATGATACTGAGGAGAATGTTCAGGAGTATATTCAAGAGTGTCGTACAAAGTTTAGATCATTGCCACCAGAAGAGATTGCATTTCCTCGTACTGCATCTGATGTTAGGAAGTATAAGGCATCTTCTACAATCTATGCAAAGGGAACTCCTATACATATACGTGGTGCTCTTCTTTTTAATCACTATGTGAGTAAGAAAAAGTTAACTAATAAGTACTCACTTATTGGTAACGGAGAAAAAGTCAAGTTCATTTATCTGAAAAAACCAAATATAATCCAAGAGAACGTAGTCTCCTTTATTCAAGATTTCCCGTCAGAACTTGGACTTGACAAATACATCGATTATGATTTACAATTCGAGAAGAGTTTCGTAGAACCACTGAAAGCCATCCTTGATGCGATAGGATGGAGTGTGGAAAAAACTGTAAACTTAGAATCCTTTTTTACTTAAATGGACTTACCTATTAATGACAAAGATTTGGCAACAATAGTCAATGCATTATCTCTTGGTGGAGATGCTAGATTATATCATTTGCTGAAGGAAGTGAAAGAAGTTAGGGAACTTAATCCTGACGGACCATACAAGAAAATTTTACGTGAGGAGAAGGGAATAGCAATATGAAGATTGAACTTTATTTAAAATTGAAAGAGGTATATGATGGACTTTCTTAAAGAAATAGTAAAAGAAATAGGTGATGACTACACCCAACTCGCAGCAGACATCAACGAAGAAGAAGACTTCATCGACACAGGTTCGCACATCTTTAATGCAATGGTTAGCGGTTCCATTTATGGTGGCGTATCTAGCAATAAGATTACTGCCATCGCTGGTGAGTCCTCTACTGGGAAAACTTTCTTCTCCCTCGCAGTTGTCAAGAACTTTCTGGAAAATAATCCTGATGGTTACTGTCTCTATTTCGATACTGAAGCTGCTGTTAATAAAGGATTACTTGAATCCCGTGGGATTGACATGAAACGATTGGTGGTAGTAAATGTAGTTACCATCGAAGAGTTTAGATCAAAGGCACTTAGGGCAGTTGACATTTATCTTAAAACCCCCATAGATGAACGCAAACCATGTATGTTTGTGTTAGACTCTTTAGGAATGCTTTCCACTGAAAAAGAAATTAGGGATGCACTTGATGACAAACAGGTTCGTGATATGACTAAATCACAACTTGTCAAAGGTGCATTTAGAATGTTGACTTTGAAGTTAGGACAGGCAAACATTCCTTTAATTGTCACTAATCACACCTATGATGTCATCGGTTCCTATGTCCCTACTAAAGAAATGGGAGGAGGCTCTGGTCTCAAATATGCCGCAAGTACAATCATATATCTCTCAAAGAAAAAAGAGAAAGACGGAAAAGAAGTCATTGGAAACATTATTAAAGCAAAGACTCATAAATCACGTTTAAGTAAAGAAAATAAAGAGGTTGAAATACGTTTGTATTATGATGAACGTGGACTTGATCGTTATTATGGTTTACTAGAACTTGGTGAACTTGGTGGCATGTGGAAGAATGTTGCTGGAAGATATGAGATGAATGGTAAAAAGATATATGCAAAAGAAATATTAAGAAATCCACAGGATTACTTTACTGATGATATAATGGAAAAACTTGATGCTGTTGCTAAACAGCACTTTGCATATGGTAACTAACAGAGTATTTCCAGTATTTCCTGTACCAATTAGCATCTATAATCTTGGTAAAGAATACCATGAAATGAATGAGCAATTGGTAGAGGATTCTTTTATTGAAAAGAATAGACATTCTCATGGAGAACTTATGAGTAATAAGGGAGGATGGCATAGTTCTTTTGGAATGGAAGATAGGTATACTAGTTTTAATAAACTCCAAACACTTATTGAAAGGTGTTGTAATGATTATTGCAATCAAACACACAATAAAAGTGGGTTAGAAGTATATCAATTATGGAGTAATATTAATAGGTGTGGTGATTTCAATATGTCACATCATCATGGAAGATCTGCATTGACTGGTGTTTATTACCCAGTTGGTGATATAATAGAAGATGAATACGATTTTAATTATCAGGATAATGTTACTCTAATACCTGGAAGTGGTAAAAATGGTAAAGGAGGTGCTGTTGTATTTCAGGATCCATCCTATGCTATAAAGACACACTTAGAAGCAGTGGATGAAATTAGTCCTTATAATATGGGACATTATTCTTTTTATCCAGTTGCAGGAGTATTAGTTATATTCCCATCTTATCTTATTCATTTAGTCACACCTTTTAAAGAAGACAAAAAAAGGATTAGCATATCATTCTGCTGTCGTTATGGAACGTATTGAAACAACAATTCTTCGGAATCTTATATTTAATGAGGAATATTCTCGAAAGGTTATTCCATTCATTGAACCTACTTATTTTGAAAAAAGAACTGAGAAGATAATCTTTGAAGAGATTACAAAGTTTATTGTTAAGTATGGTTCTTCAATTACTATTGAAGCTCTGAACATTGAGACTGAAAATAGAAATGATTTAACTGATAGTGAAGTCAAAGAAGTTAGAGATATTAACAATTCTCTTACTGATGATGTTGTAGAGAATCAATGGTTAATTGATTCTACAGAGAAATGGTGTAAAGAACGTGCTATATATTTGGCACTGATGGAATCTATTGCATTAGCAGATGGACAGGATGACACTAAAGGAAGGGATGCTATTCCTAGTATTTTGTCTGATGCTCTTTCTGTTTCTTTCGATAATCATATAGGACATGATTACTTACAAGACTACGACGAAAGATACGAATCGTATCACAGAAAAGAAGATAAGATACCGTTCGACTTGGAATTCTTCGATAAGATTACCAAGGGTGGTATTCCAAATAAAACACTCAATATTGCTCTCGCTGGCA